ACCTTACACTTACTCAGACGAAGCTCTTTTCCCTGAAGGGCTTAAAAATACTCACCCCGGACTACACCCCCTTAGTGATGCTGGTTGGTTTTCTAGAACTGAGAGTCTCGTTGCAACAGATCACATTCCCGTTTGTCACTTAGCTTCAACAGATAAACCTTCCTTTTCGGTGAGGGAATCCACATTGTATCCGTTTTTCGGATCAAAATGTAAAAGGAAGTACACCAGTCCACACGGTGGAAAAGCGGTGAAGTTGGCGGATGGGCAGTATTCTTCAGCTGTAGTCAAGAGGCTCAATAGTGGAAAGATGACTGTTGACTTTGACCATGTGCTTATGACCAAAGCTGTTGAGGATTATGTTGCCGCGTTTGAGGTCCCCGCTGTCCCGTTGGAACCCTTGACTGACCATGATGTCCTGTGTGGAAATATCAATAATGCGTTCATAAATGGGAAAGACGTTGAAAAATCTATCGGCCATACTTTAAAACAGAAAGGTCTGCGCAAGAGTGATGTGTTTAAAAAGGAAGGGCCTGAGGGGAACTACAGGATTCATGACGAGTACAAGAAGGACGTTGAGGAACTTGAACGCCACTTACGTTCAGATGAGCCCCTGAGGCTCACTATGTACAAGGCATCTCCCAAGGATGAGCCCTATCCTGAGGAGAAAGTTGCACAGGGCCTGGTTCGATTCTTCTATATTAGCGACGTGTGTTGCAATCACGTGATAAGGAAGTATCTTCTCCCAATCATTGCACTTGGCATAGCTCAACCCAATAAGTCGGGGTGGTGCGTGGCCATGAATGCGAGTAGCAAACAGTTTGAGCTGCTCGGCAAGAGGCTTCAGAAGTTCGGTGATAATATTGCCGATACGGACCAAGAGGGATTTGATCTCAAGCACTTAGTGATGTGCCTATATTATGCTAATTTCATGCGAGCGCTGGCCAAAAAGTGTGGCTATAGTGATGAGAACTGTCGATTGATTCACAGGTTGTGTTTTATTCTTGGTCGATATCTCTTGTGCATGGAAGGAAACTTCTTCATCGTTAACCACGGACTTTGTTCTGGGAGATCTGAC